TTTAACTATGCCGGTGTATATAATAGCCGGTATACTCAAAATAACTAGCAATCACTACAGGTAGAACAATATGACACAGTTAAACGCTAAACCACGATTCAGTAAGCCTAGCAAAATGCCGTGCCGTTCGTGGTCTCTCGAAGCTCTCGACACTTGCCCCGCTAGTATGTCAGAGGGCGAGCTAGTCGACGCCTGTAAGGGTTGCTATGCTACGACAGGGTTCTATGCTATGCCGAACGTTAAAGAGCCGAGAGCGCATAATAAGGTAGACTGGCAAGCGTCCGACTGGACTGACGTTATGGTAGCAGAACTGGACAATGACAGATATTTTAGATGGTTCGACAGTGGCGACGTCTATCACATAGGACTAGCGCAAAAGATACTCGAAGTTATGCAGCGCACTCCGTGGTGTAACCACTGGCTACCGACTAGAATGCACAAGTTCGACAAGTTCGTGCCAGTCCTCGACTCTATGAATGAATTACCGAACGTGGTAGTTCGTCTATCTAGTGACAGCGTTACAGGTGAGATAGTCGAAGGCGCGGCCAATAGCTCGACTATCATACCCACTGTTTCTCATAGTCTCCCCTCTATGTCAGTATGCGAAGCGTACGACCGTGGCGGCAAGTGCAAGACGTGCCGACTGTGTTGGTCTAAAGATGTTGCTGTAGTGGCGTATCCTGCCCACGGTAAAAAGATGATAAAACATATTGACAGCATAGCGGCTATCAACTTATAATCAGGCATTCAATAAAAGAGGTGGTATAAGATGACTAGTAATGGTTTTACAGCCCATCAAGAGGGCAAATTTATAGCGGACAATTCGGCAGACTGGGCAGACGTGCGCGAGATGTTACAGGCGCGGCATCTGGTAAACGAATCAGCAGAATTTAAAACCGCCGTATTCAACGCGGTGGTATCAATCAAACAAAGTGAGGTGGCATAATATGAACAGTGCAAAGCGTAGACAAGTACGAAGAGAGGCGCGTCGAGAGGCGCGCAATAACCTAGCCGTCGAGGTGTTCGGTTGGTCGGTTGTAATACTAGGGGCGGCAGTAACAGCTAAATTTATGTATACTGCGCTCGTTTATATAATGTTATTCTAGTAGGAGGTTATACAGTGTTTATGTTATCAGATGCTGATTTACGTGCATATTTTGAAGGTAGCGGAGTTACAGTCTATCAATTATCTGTAATGACTGGAAAGCCAATTGAGGATATTAAAAAAATAGTAGGGGTTTTATAAAATGAAAAATTACAAGTACAGTAGAATTATAGACTTAGTGCTGTTATTTTGTGCGGGTATGGTAGGTGGTGGTTTAGTTACCGCGGTATTGATACAAGCCTACAGAGCATTTACAGCGGTTTAATGGTTAGCCTATAGGGTAGCATGGGTTACCCTGTTAAAAGGGCTTAGAATTGATTATATGAGGATTTACGGTATGACTTACGCAGAGTTTAAAAAAGAGCATGATAAATTAGTTACTGATATTATATTTACAGAGTCAAAGCATTCTGATACACTGGTAGAACGTTTGGAGCGGTTACGCTTAGACAATGAGAAACATTTTAACCGACTATGGGCGGATTTATAATGTCAGATAAAGAGAATAGCGTAGGGAATTGGAGAAGTCACATACTTGTAAAATGTCTTGACTGCGGGAAACCAATGGGTTATCATACAGGCTCAAAAGTTGAAATATGTGTTGATTGTACTTTAAAAGGATACGGGGAAAAAAAATGAACGATTATAGATGCGGAGTAAGTGAAGAGGATGCAAGAGACCCACATTTTGACGGACTATCGGACGCGGAAGAGAGAGAGTTGGCACTACAGGCGCACATTGACCGGCGCGAGACTTTAAAGGCCATAGTAGCGGCCACGCAGGAAAAGATAGATAGACTGTTAAAGTTTGCTAATTTTTCGCCAGATGCTGAGGATATTGAGGCCGCAGAGACGTTGGACGACTGTATGGACTTCTACATATATAAATTTATATTGAAAGATAGAGAGGTTTAAAATGATTACAGATAATACTACAGAGAACGACCTACTAGCGGAGACCATAGAAGAGTTAGGTCAGAGCCTAACGGAATTGCAGCAGGTTATAAACGATATTAAAGAGCAGGTAAACTATAGACCAGAGGAAACAGCATAATGACAACGTATTACAGATTAGAGCAACAGATTATCGACTGGCACAACGCACGCAACCTGATTGAGGGCAGTACAGACCACCAACAGTTCGAGAAGCTGTTAGAAGAGGTAGAAGAGCTACGGGTCAACATAGAACACAGCCAAGACTTTAGCGATGACGTAGGTGACATTTTGGTCGTGCTGATAAACCTATGCGAGCGACACAACTTAACATTGACGGACTGTATGAACGTAGCCTATAATGATATTAAGTACCGCACAGGAAAAATGGTGGACGGTTTATTCGTGAAGGATTTAGTGGACGACAGCGGGAGAATTACAGATGCAGTTTAATATAGCAGGTATGTTTTTAAACGTAGAACCACGGTTCGGCATTGGGTTAGACATAGAGAGCGTAGAGAGCCGACCAGTATGGACAGTAAAGGACGGAGAGTTAGGCACTATGGCTTTCGATGGATTGGTATTGCTATTGCCCTTCTTTATTGTTACACTAGGCAACGTATGGACGGAGGTAGACGAATGATATTGACAATATTTTTAACAGGTATAATCCTATGCCTAGGCTATGGCATCAAAGAAACTATGGAGCATTGGGACAATGAGCAAGATTAAAGAACAACTGATTGGATACGAGCAGAACGACTGGATTAGTAATGACGACCACGTTAGAGTCGACGAAGTAACGGAGTACCTATTGTACGCTATGAGCGTAGCAGAGATGCAACAGGCCGCTAAACAGCACATACAGCACGACCTGTACACCATGGCGCGTAGCGACTTCGAGAAGGTACATTATGACACTATAGGAGTGCATACAAAGTGAGTAGATGCAAAGCGTGTGACGCTATTATGACTGAATCAGAGTTAAAGAGGATTGACTACAACACTGGGGAGCATTTAGATTTATGCTACGAGTGCATGGTTGAGAGTGAAAGAGCAGTAAGAGACAGTGAAGTAGAAGAAGTATTGGATTTAAGTGAATTAGGGTTTGACATCAGTAACAATTAATGATATAATATTACTATAGTAAGTTATTTAGTTAGTGCAGTAGCAGCTTACTAAGGTAAACTAAAGTATAATTCAGCAACAATAACATAGAGAGAAACGATATGAGTCAGGTATTAGAAGGTACAGTAGCATTTGAGAACTTAACTGAGCATGAGATGTACAACGGACAGTCCACAGGTAAATACTCCTTGGTGTTGTCTTTAGATGAAGGTGATGCGGATAGCTTGGACTCCTTGGGTGTCAAACTACGCGAGTACGAAGGAACAAAGCAACGTAAGTTTGCCAGTAAGTTTGAGGTCGGTATCCTGAATGCGGACGGCACACCATTCGCAGGTCGAGTACCGCGAGGCTCTAAGGTTCGTATCTTGTGGCAGGAAGGCGCACCACATCCAGTACACGGCACTAGCACCTACCTTAATAAGGTCAAGGTGTTGGAAGTAGCTGAGCAGGAAGAGGTAGCCGACTTCTAATGAAAACAGAGTCAACCTTTCTAAAGCATGAGCCATGTCCGTCATGTGGCTCAGGCAACAATCTAGCAAGGTACTCAGATGGTCACGCACACTGCTTCACAGCGGGATGCGGACACAGAGAGAGAGGCAACGGAACTGCCTCAGACTTTGCTCCAAGTCAACCAACCAGAGCGTATGAGATGACAGGAGTTATAGCAGCAATACCGGACAGGAGAATATCACAGAAGATTGCACAGAAGTTTGGTGTAACAGTTGAGTTCTCTCCGGAAGGTAAGATAGTAAAACACCACTACCCTTACTACGATAAGGACAGTAACAAGCCTACAGGGTCAAAGGTCAGGCAGGTAGAAACTAAAGGATTCTACGCCACTGGTAACTTTGACAACGTAGGATTGTTTGGACAGCAGGCAAGCAGGGACGGTGGGAAGTACATCACCATCACGGAAGGCGAAGCGGATGCCTTAGCAGTTAGTGAGATGTTCGACGGTAAATGGCCTGTAGTGTCTATTAGGTCAGGCGCAGCGGCAGCAGCTAAGGACATCAAAGCCAACTTAGACTGGTTAGAAACCTTTGATAACATTATTATCTGTTTTGATAATGATAAGGCAGGACAGGAGGCAGCTCAGTCAGTGCTTGGTTTGTTCACACCTAACAAAGCTAAGAACGTAGTTCTGCCCTTGAAGGACGCAGGGGATATGTTGAAGGCTAACAAGGTCAGAGACTTTACTGACGCTTGGTGGGACGCTAAAGCCTACAGGCCTGACGGTATTGTCTCAGGGTTGGATACATGGGATATGCTACAGGAACAGAAGGACGTGAAGTCCATTCCGTATCCTTGGACTTGTCTCAATGATTACACCCACGGCTTTAGACGTAAGGAGCTAGTGACGATAACCTCAGGCTCAGGCATGGGCAAGTCACAGATAATGAGAGAGTTAGAGCATTACCTGCTACAGCAAACCGAGGACAACATCGGCATCCTAGCCTTGGAGGAAGACGTACCTAAGACTACGCTTGGTATTATGTCTATTGAGGCTAACAAACAGCTACACCTACCGGAGGTCAGAGGTGCGCTTGTGGAAGGAGAGGAACGAGGATACTGGGAGAAGACATTCGGCTTAGGCCGTGTTCAGTTACTCGACCACTTCGGCAGTACCAGTGAGGATGACCTGCTAGGACGCATCAGGTACATGGCTAAAGGATTAGACTGTAAATGGATTATCCTTGACCACCTCAGTATCGTAGTGAGTGACCAGAGCCACGGTGACGAGCGTAAGGCAATCGACAGCATTATGACCAACCTACGTAAGATAGTGCAGGAGACAGGCATCGGGTTGTTCTTAGTGTCACACCTGCGGAGGCCATCAGGACAGAAGGCTCACGAGGACGGTGGTAAGATTAGCTTAGGAGAGCTTAGAGGGTCAGCAGCTATTGCTCAACTGAGTGACATGGTGATTGGCTTAGAACGTGACCAACAGCACATTGACCCTGACACACGGAACACTACGTGCGTAAGAGTCCTAAAGAATAGGTTTGTTGGACTTACAGGTGCTGCCTGCTACCTTTATTACGATAAGGACTCAGGC